TGATCTCACTACCTTTAGTCCGGACTTTCCAGTAGCAAGCCAATCCTCATGCGTCTTGATGCCGGTCTTTCCCGGCTGTCATTAGCAGTCTGCAACCATCCAGTGCACCGTCGTATTGCTCTCGCCCTGCTAAGTGCAAAGCATAAACCATAAATCCATTTTTCGTTGGGGCGGGGAACGAAATAGGGCGCGCAAACCGAGGGGGTGCCTGACCATTGCCGAACCAACAACACCATGCCCGATCGCCATTCCCATGCCCGATCGCCAATCGCCTACAAGCAAGTATTTAAGCGGCATTGCAGGCATTACATGCCCATGCCCTTACCCTTTGCATGCTTACCCCTTGCCTATGCCATGCCAATGCCCTATGCCCTATGCTTGCATTGTCAATAGAGCATGTATGCCCCTACCCCATGCCATAGGTGCATGTATTACCATTTTGGTAAGAGCGCGCAGATTGACAATCTATCTATGTTTACCCATATAAAATTGCTCATATATACATATATATGCCTACATATATAAGTACCCCTATATATGACTAATATATATATGGGCATATATGAATACACCTTGAGTTAATAAGTACATCTATCCTATAATTAACCCGTGCATCGTTGCACTATCCTAAAACAAGGGGTTTACCATGAAAGATTCAGCACTGTTTATCTTATTCGGCATTTTCTGCAATGTTCTAGTTCTAATCTTTGCTGCTATCAATGCAAGCATTTTGCCAATGGCGGCTTTCTGTTTACTCGGTATCGGTTCAATCGTTTGCGGTTTTGAACTGCTAATTTCCGATAAGTAATCCACTAGGGGCTAACCATGAAAATCGACATTGCTCAACTAATTACTGATCGCATTATTTCCGAACTAGAAAAGGGCGCAACACCATGGGTTAAACCATGGCGTACTCTGAAGGGCATGCCCGGCGAAGGAATGCCATATAACCCGGCATCCGGCACGGTTTATCGCGGTGTCAATCACTTTTGGCTAGGTATGCAGCCTTATGCCTTACCGCATTACGTTACTTTTAAGCAAGCGCAAGCATTGGGCGGTACAGTTAAAGCAGATCAGAAGGGCACACCAGTTGTTTATTGGAATGTTCACCGCAAAGAAACCATCGGCGATAAGGGCGAATCAGTGACAAGTGCCTATGCTTTTATCAAACACTACTACGTTTTCAATGTAGAGCAATGCGAAGGGCTAAACCTGCCTGACATGCCAGAGCCGCCACAAGTAGATTGGAATTCATGCGAGCAAGCAGATGCCATTGTTTCCCGTCTGAATCTCTCTGGCGGTTTAACGCATGCAGGTGACAGTGCCTATTTCAGGCCAAGTACAGATGCTATCGTTATGCCCGCAATGGCAGCATTTGATTCTCGTGAGAATTACTACGCTACTTTGCTTCACGAATCCGTACATGCTTCAGGCCACGAATCAAGGCTAAAGCGTATTACTCCAGCACGTTTTGGCAGCGAAGAATATGCGTTTGAAGAATTAGTTGCTGAACTAGGCGCGGCTATGCTTTGTGCAAAATGCGGTATTGACGGCGATTTAAGGCATGCGGGATACATTGAAAATTGGCTATCAGCACTCAGAAATGATAAGAAATTCATTCTCTCAGCAAGTGCAAAAGCGCAGCAAGCTATGGACTACCTGACAGCTACCAGTGCCGATGAGCATGGCGAGATCACCGAAGCAATCGCAGCTTAACTAAGGGGAAAAACATGAAAACGCACACAATTTCCAATGAAGCAATGTTACAGATTATTGCCATTGCCAATTATGTTCTCGAAAGTGAGGAACGGCACTATGAGGAAATCATTGACACATGCGGTGCAGATTCTCTTTCCGCAGCAAGCCACATTTACAGAATGACAACGCATTTACTTGGCGAGCTTGAGAATCCCGTTACAACCTAAAACCTGACTGTATGCGCCTCTAGGGGCGCATATGGGCATGTTTTATGCCATTTCCTAAACTCTAAGGGGTGAATTATGTTTAACGATTATTGCGATTTTAATATCTCAGGGCATTTCCTTTCGGCATTGATCAATGATGACTATTCCGGTTTAACGGATGAGGAAGCAATGCAACTGGATCAATTCGTTGATCAGTGGCAACACTTATCCGGCACTTTTGACGTATTGCCTACCGGCACTGATTTTAAAGTATGCGAAGTGTGCGACTTGTATGCGGAAACACATGATGTGCGACTGTATTTTTACAACAAAGACTTGCCCGCCGGTTTAACTTTTGACGCTTTTGCAGATTAAGGGGAAAACAATGAACGCTTTTTATTCTGATGGCAAAACACTCATCAAAGCATATTTGCATGGTAATGATTGGCAATTGCTTAGTTCTGACGGCATGGAAAGATGGTTTTCAGTTTGGCAAGATGATAAATATGCGTCTTTGTGCCGTGCTTTCCATGATTTTTTAGGCAAAGACGGTAAATTTGCTTCTGCAAATATTGTGTCAATTAAGGGGAAATCATGAGCGATTGGGAAAAGCGGTTTAATGAAAAGATGGAGAAGGGCGGTATTTTCTTTTACTTAACAGGTGCCATGTTTGCATTGGGCATTTATAGCATTATCGTTATGTTTTTCCTGATATTCCAATAAAGCCCTTTTAAGGCGTTTTCACTTTAGCCGATACGAGTTATCGGCTTTTTCTTTTGCGCCGCTTGTAGGCACCTTAAAACCGTTTTAAACCCTATTGCCGTGGTGCCAGCTCTGTTCGATTGACCTCGACCCCCTATTCCCACAGCCCTTATTGCTTGTTTGTCAAGGTAGGCAGGTTCAGTCTATTGACATTTAGGCATGGCAGAAAAATCGGAAATGTCCTCGCGCATATGTAACGCGCGCCTGTCTGCTCATAGATGCTATATGTCACATATATCCTTTGTTATACCTATATCCTTTGTTATACCTAGATAACTTCCCTATATGTTTGAGAAATAGATTTTTTATCTATATTACCCCTTTGTTATACCTACATATTCTCCCTATATCCTTTGTATTACCTACATCCATATAGGTACCTATATCTATATTAAACCTAGGATATAGGTACCATATCTAGATATAGGCATATATGTATATATGTAGGATTCACGCTCTAACAACTTATCCACAGGCATTAACAACTTATCCACACCACACTGTAAAGTTATCCACAGAGTTATCCACAGGCATTTTGACAACATAAAATAAATGGTTGACAGATGTTTTAATGTGTCCTAATGTGCGTGTGTGCTGATGCACATTATCCGTTTCCTAACTATGAGGGTTTGCCATGAATCTATCTTCCAAAGATCATTTCGATCCACGGTCTGAGCATAAGCTCATTGACCAAATCCGTACCCAAGAAATCAAAGCGCAGATGGCTTTAGACAAAGCCAGACACTCTGTCGCGGCCTTGAAAGCCTCTGTACTGCGTTTGAAAGAGCAACGCCTATCCTTAGTTGAACTCGATGCTTAAACCGTTTCTAGGGGCTATGGTAGGCATTACGGCACTCTATCTGCTGCTGTTGTGGCTATCTCCTGCTCCTGTCCATCATCCGTGTCCAGTACACAAACACATCTATACATGCGAGGGGCTACGCAATGAAACCACACAAACACAAAGACCTGATCATCGCTTGGGCGAACGGCGCTCTGATTGAATATCGGCAGGGCAACGTTTGGCTACCTACGGCATCACCTTGGTGGGAAGAAAGCATTGATTACCGTATTGAGCCAAAACCAGACTTTGTTATGTATGCCGAAGCCACGCCCAATCATATTGCTGGCCCTGCCGACAACCGCTATACAGGTGACAACCTGCGCCTGACTTTCGATGGAGAAACAGGCAAGCTCAAGGCTGCGGAGGTGCTCAATGGGTAAGTGGAAAGAACTGGCACAGCCAGACGATATTCATACCTGCCATGCTGATTGCCAAAACCCTTCCTGTATTGCAGTTAAGCAAGCTGTTGCAGAAGAACGGGAAGCCTGTGCGAAGGTGTGTGATGAGCTTGTTACACACACACAAGCCAGAGGCGATGGCGATGCAACGCTGGCTGCGTTTTCATGCGCCGCCGCTATCCGCGCAAGGGGGCAGGGATGCAAAGAGGTGGGCATTGAAATGTTTGAAGAATTCATAGCTTTTATGAAAAGGAAAAAAACTCATGGAAGTCTTTGAAACTCTTACCTTCATTGGCGCAGCTTTAATTGGTGCTGGAATTATTTTAGTTATAACCCTGATTGCGCTGGCTATTGCCTTACTCGCTGATGATGAATAATTTGTTAATAGATAAAGTTGTTGCCGCTGCCTCTGAAGACTTAGGCTATGCAGTAACACACCGAGAAGTAGAATCTATTATCAACAACTACAAAACTTATGCTAAGTTCAGTGTTGTAGAAGTGTATGACTTTGGCGATACACTTTCTGAAACAGTCTGGCGGAAACGTCAGATAGCCAAAGAATCCGAAACCTAACTATGAGGGGCTGATATGAGTGACTTTTCTCCCGAAGTGCGGAACACCGCACTATGGTCTAACGATGCGCGTCGATTTGTCGAAGGCAGAGCCGGTGAGGTCTATGCCGAAAAGGTAGGCGCAAAACCTTTAGACGATCTTTCCGACATTGAAGCAGTGCAGATGGGTCTTGTCATGCAAGAACCGATCATGCGCGAATACGCAAGGCGTAAGCGTATTAACTTCAAAGACGCAGATTATATGATGCGTCACCCACAGCACGACTTTCTTGCCAGCCACTTTGATTACATATCAGAGGACGGGCAGATACTCTATGAGGTCAAGAACCTTGGCATCCACCAGCGCAAGAAGTACGGCGACGACGAATCTACCTTTGTCGATACCGGCTACTTTGTCCAGTGCCTACATGAATCCTTAGTCCATCGTATCCCCAATGTGATTCTGATTGTCTGCTTTGGCGGGCAGGAAATCTGCGGCTACCCGCTGACATTCTCCGAAGAACAGTGGGATTTACATGCCAAAGAAATGGCACAGTTTTGGGGACGCATCAAGGCACAACGCTTTGATCCCGAAACGATGGGGGATGCCGCCAAGATCGTTTATCAGCAGGACAATGGCAGCAGCCTGTTAGCTACCGGAGAACTGGAGCAAGCCTGTGAGCGCCTTGGCCTGTTGAAGACGCAAATCGGTTCGCTAGAGAAGGAGGAAGCAAAGCTGGCAAACCTGATCAAAGGCTACATGATGGAGTCAGGGCAGCTATCTACCTATGACGGGCGTGTGCTGGCTACTTGGAAGAACGCTAAACCTAGCCAGAAGTTTTCTGAGGAACTGTTCAAGAAAGCCATGCCTGATATTCATAAGCAGTTCATTGTCGAACAACCCGGCTCACGCCGCTTCTTACTGAAGTGAGGTCAATATGAGTAACGTAGTCAATCTATCCGGTGAAGCCTCTGTCTTGGCGCTTGATCCGGCTATCCAATCATCCATTGTTCTGCGCGGTGATCTGTCTGGTTTAAATGAAGACCAGAAGAAACAATATTACCTGTACCGCTGCAAACAAGTAGGTCTTGATCCTGCCGCTAAACCTTTTGATCTTCTGACGCTTAATGGAAAACATGTCTTATATGCGAATGCTGGCGCAACGCAGCAACTATGTGCCATTCACAAGCTATCCACTCAGATTACGCATCGAGAACGTGTTGATGGAATTTACCTTGTCTCGGTTAGATGTACCGGCGCTGATGGACGAGTATCAGAAAATCAAGGTGCAGTGGATGTTGGGAGTCTTACCGGAGAAAAACTCGCTAACGCAATCCTTAAAGCAACTACGAAAGCAATTCGGCGGTCGGTGCTTGCACATTGTGGACTCGGAATGCTTGACGAAACTGAAGTTGAAACGATTGCAGATGCACGCAAAATCCCGTTAGTTACACCCGGCGAAGTAGCGCCAGTGCAGATCATGGAACCACCGCCAACACCTAAAACTGGCGTACCTATGATGTACCCCGGCATGAAGGAACCCCATAGCTATTACCCGAACGACGATGAGTTTGTTGCTAAGTATCTTGACGTAGTGACAACCCTTTATGAAAACGTAAAGCTCAACGCTGCGGAGAAGATTGCCAAGATCAACGCGCTAGAACAAGCCAATAAAGTTGTCTTGGACAAGATTGCTCAAGAGCATGAAGCCTTGTTTGAGGTGTGGGTCAACGGTATCCGTGATGCAAAGAACGGATTGGATGAAGAAATAAAAAAGGGTTAAAGCCAGCCGCCGGTAAATCTCAAAACCAAATGATTCTAAGCCACTTGCAGCAAGGTAATGAGATTACCGCATTAGATAGTCTGAGACTCTACGGCGTGTTACGGCTGGCAGCACGCATTGAAGAACTCAGGAAAGACGGTCACACCATCGTGACTCAATCAGTGCGCCTCGGAAATAAAGAATTTGCAAAATATTCATTAACGAAAGGAATTAAAGATGGAATATAAAGAGAGAAACCCCGGTACCGGCGTTCTTTACACAAACCGTAAAAAGAAAACTAACGCGCATCCTGATTGGGTAGGCGAAATTAAAGTAAGCAGAAACTATGTCATTGGAGAAACGCTTAAAATCTCCGCATGGACTAAGGATACGACTGGCGGCGTACTGATCAGTTTAAAAGAAGACAACTGGCAACCACCCGTCGGCGGCAACATGAATCCTACGCCATCCAAGCGTAAGGACGATGACGAAATCCCCTTTTAAGGAGACTGCAATGAAATACTTATTCGCTATTTGGTTGGCAGTGACCGCGCCTTTTGTCTATGCCACCTGTACTTACAACACCTATTGCGATCAAGGACGCTGCGTAAGCTGCACCACCTGTTGCTACGGTAATAACTGCCAAACGAACTGTTACTGATGAGCAAGCTCAACAGACAAAGGGGCGCAAGCTACGAGCGTGAAGTAGCCAATGAGATTTTTGACAAGCTAGGCATTCGCATTCGCCGCAATCTAAAGCAGTATCAGGTTAAAGACGAAGGCGATCTGATCTTGGGCAAATATCTTATTGAATGCAAACGCAGACGCAAGATAGCCGTGTATGATTTTGTGGAACAGGCTGAGAAAGCCTGTGAAGCAGGACAAATACCGCTGGTTGTCATGCGCGAGGATGGCGGCAAATCGCTGGCCTTGTTGCGCTTCTCCGATCTGTTGACGCTTCTTGGTAATGAACTAGACCCCCATCAGTTGCAGGATGAATCCTCTCCCGAGGATAGTTAGGAGCGTTGCGGGGCGCAGCGTTACTGCAACACGCCCCACTTTCGGAGATAACATGGACAAGCAAAAACATATATTTATCGCAACACCTATGTATGGCGGGCAATGCACTGGCGTGTACGTGCAGTCATTGATCAATCTAATCGGCGTGTTAGGCAACAAAGGCTATAAGACTTCCTGCGCCTTCATGTTCAATGAATCCTTGATTACCCGCGCACGGTGCAATATGGCGCACCAGTTCTTACAGGGAGATGCTGACTATCTTTTCTGGATTGACGCTGACATCAAGTTCCGCGCAGAGGATGCCTTGAGAATGCTTGAGGCTGATGTAGATGTGATAGGCGGAATCTATCCAAAGAAAGAAATAAATTGGGAAACCGTTAAGCGGGCAGCGGTAGAAGGCAAAGAGAACCTGAGAAACCACACCGGCAGTTTTGTGGTCAACCTGTTGAACGCCGAACCTTCCATGACGGTGCCAGTGGATAAGCCTTGCGAGGTGTCTGGTATTGGCACAGGCTTTATGTTGGTTAAGCGGGAAGTCTTTGAGAAGCTAAAGCCGCATACGCCCACTTACGTCAGTGATATGACACATCTTGCAGGGCAAGAGATACACGCTTTCTACCTTGATCCTATTGATCCTGATACTAAGCGGCTATTGTCTGAGGACTATTATTTCTGCCATGAGTGGCGCAAGATTGGCGGCACGATCTACGCTGCACCGTGGTGCCAAATGGGTCACATGGGAACGTATCTGTTTGAGGGTGGACTATTGTCTAGCGAATAAAAAACCCCGCCGGAGACATGGCGGGGGAAAGCGCGAGAAGGAAACGCGCCAAGCAACTATTTACGGGTGGGCTTCTTGGCAGTCTTAGCTGACTTCACGAAGTCTGCCTTAGTTGGCGCACCCTTACTGCCGGGCGTTCTCATTCTCTCACCACTACCTGCTTTGATACGAGCCTGTTTAGCGTTGATGTTTGAATACAGTCCTGTTTTCATTTGATCCCCCAAAAGTATAAGTCGTGCGACGTATAGTTTGTTATAAATTGATAGTCTTTAAAAGCTGACAAATCGACTACCTGCCTTACATCATTTTCCGTCAGGTTGCGGTAATAGTCTTCGCAGAATGGCGCATCCTTTGGGCTTGTACGCCTTGTGCCATGCTCCGGCCTTCCCGTCGTAGCGCAACTAAAGAAGACCAAGCCACTGCTCATCCTAATCATATTCCTCAGTGTAGCTGCCCACTCAGGATTGTGTTCAAAGCATTCGCAAGACAAGCAAACGGTAAAGTTTCCGTCAAAGTAATCTAGTTCCTCACCCCTAGCCACTAGGTCAACGCCCTTGCCTTCACCAAGGTCAACGCCGGTATAGTCGCAATCTTCAAAGAACTGACGCACTGATCCGTTAATGTCTAGGCTACCAACCTCTAGGACTCTACCTTTCCTAAAGTATTCTGGGAACCGTTGCTTTAACCCTGCTACAAAATCCAACTGCGCTTGGTGACTCATTCGCCTGTCCGAAAATATTGCATCATCTCATCAAGTAATTGGCGTTGCTCTGGCGTATAAGCCCTCTCATTGAATTCTTCAGGCCATTGCTGGAATGGGTATCCACGGAAGTAACCGGGCAACCCACTTCGCTCATACCAATCTTCGTAAGGACGTTCTTCGCCAAAGTTTTTTTGAGCAAACTGATATTGATTACGCAAACGATCATACTGACCGGGCAATAAAGACTTTTGAAACTGGTTGTAATAACCCCGCACTCTTGGGTCTTGCTCAATCATGTAGTGACTTGCAATGTCGCCAAGAATATCTATTGGCCTAGTCTTGGGGTCGTAAACTTCGACAAGCGGCCTGCCAACTGGAAATTCTTTGGGGCGGGGGCGCTCTGGAGAACCCGGCTCATCGGAAGGGAAGAACTCTAACCCACCGTATTTCTCAATGTCTTGCTTCGGTGAATATTTATAGTCAACATCAACATTGCGTAGCACGGGATATTCTTCCCTTGCCCTATCTAAGAGGCGAGGATCAACGTCCTGCGCTACGGCATCCATAATGTCTTTGTCTGCTACCGGCATCCCCATCTCCGCATCGAAGCTCTAGCCCTTGTTGCTGGCCCTTTGGCTTTCCTTACTACGCCACCCATCCTTGCACAGAAACTAGCCTTGCGCCCTGCATCCTTCTTAGTGCGAGGGTTAGGCGCTGGTGCCTTCAGATTGCTGCCAGTCTCACGGTTGTACTTGGCACGGCCTTTAGCAGTCAAGCCAGCACCCTTGCTGACAGGCAGCTTCTCGCCACGCCCAATCGCCAGACTGACACCCTTCTTAGGCAATCTGCGCTCCATTTTGTAACTGCGCCATAGTTACACCGCCAGTGTATTGAAAGTGTGCCATCTCTTTAAATGTCTTCCACTCCCAAGCCCACTCCAGACCAGCCTCTTTACCTAATGCGCCAACCTTTTGCCACACAGGATTTTTAGTATCCCAGCAAGGCTTGCCGTTAATCAATGGAACCACATCAATAGCACAGCGCCAGTTATGCCAGCTTTGACCACCCTTGGCATTCGTTACCTTGTTGCCGGGCGCAGTGCGACCTTGAGCATACAAAGCATTTTGGCTTTCATGGTCACGGTAAGTTGATGTAATTAGCAGGTCGATGTCATTTTCTTCACACAAGGCTTTGAACTTGCGAACCCTCTCTTGCACGACCGGAAGCAAATCTTCAATTTTGCGAGAGTTAATCATTTCTTCGCCTTCATATCAATAATCTTCTCAAGCGTTCTGCCACCAAAGTAAAAGGACATAACCAACATCCCCCATTGACCAAGAAGCTCCACAAAGGAATCAGCTATATCAACCAAAGCAGCATCAAGAATTGCCAACACAAGGTAAGCAACAAGAATATAGATTAGCGTAATAGGACGGATGTTCTTAGACAGCCAGCTATCGCTTGCCATATCCGCCTGCTGTCGCTGAGTCAAATTATCTTGCTCTGCTTTGTATAGCTCGGTGTCGTTTGCCATCTTAGCAAGCTCACCATCTTGAGCCATCTTAGCCAACTCTAGCTGCGCCTTCGCCTTTTGTTCAGGGTCAGGAATTAGTTTGTCGATTAACTTGCCGCCAATGCCTAGCAGCGCGTCCAGTCCAAATGGCATCTTAGCCTCCTTGTTGAATCATCCAGCGCATAAAAAAAACAAAACCAACGCACAAACAAAAAATCACAATGCCAGCCAAAACCATTTGCACCATTTCAACTCGCTTGGCAATGGCACGACGCTTCTTCATCGCAGCGGCTTTCTCTTGCAGCCGCTTCTCTGTTTCGGCACGGCGTTTGGCCTCTGCCTTGGCCTCTCTATCAGAGCGCAGCTTACCCATCCGCTGCCAGAACTCATCCCACATTCCTGCTTCTTTGAAGTGGTAGATGAATATATGCTTGATGTCATCGTAGTATTGCTTGATCTGCCGGTCGATTGCCATTAACTCCATGACATATTCGGCATCGGACATATGATCTGCTACGCTTTCACCGCGCTCTGCCGCTTCTTCCTGTGCTGCCTTTGCTTCTTCTAATTGCGCTCTGTTTGTTTCGTACTTCCCTGCCGCTGAGAAAAACTTTTTCACCGGAGAAAGTGATTCGGCTAAGTTTCTCCCTGACTCAACACATTCATTGATGCTATCGAATGCTTCCTTGGCTTCGTCAGCAGCGGCTTTAATGCCGTTGACCACTAACTTTACGCCTTGTATTGCCAGCCCAATAGTTACAGGGTCAATCATTTCCTTCTTCCTATTAAACTATACTTACAGCCCCTCTCCCGGCGTAATGTAAACCTCTGGTGTACCTGATTCAGCGATAAAAGTGCAGTACACATTTGAAAATTGGCTGACTTGTGGCCCTGTAAATACAGTAACGCTATCAGGAGGAATAACCATTGCATACTGCGGAGTGCCGTTTCCCGGAAGTGCCACATTAGCCGTTGCGCTTGTCGAGATACGAACATAAACAGGTTGACCACCAACACCTGTCGCTTCATGGCTAACAATCATGTATTGATTAACGGGGCTATCAGCAGTAATCTGAAATTGCTGAACTGACGTAGTGGCATTTGCTTTATACGTCTTTCCCATCGGTTGAAAGGCAATATTATTAGCCATTAAACAATATCCTTTCCTCCGGCATTACCGGGCTTGGATGTGGGCGACTTCTTCTGGTCAGGTGATCCGGAGAAGCATTGCATGCTCATAAAGCCCATAGGATTTGTGCGAGTGGGCTTGCCACGACCATAAGTGTCAGCAACGGATGCGCAACGATAAGCCTCGCCTGCGCTGCCTTTGTGATTGTTGTTGTTCATCATCACGGTTGTGCTGCTCTTGCTGATGTTAATTTTCATGTGATTTCCTTTCCACGATCATGCACGGTAAATAAATAAAAATAGCAAAGAATGCAGCCATTGCCATTCTTTCCCATGTTGGCATAATCATCGTCCAGCAAGCCAACACAAAGCTAAAAAGCAATGCAACAAATGTCAGTACCTTATGTGACAACACATCCATTGCAATGTTAATAATTCTTAACGCAGCCCCGTCCACCATCACTCATCTCCTTCATCGTCAGGATTAAAAAACCCTTTGCCCCATTCGTCATCACTAATCTTTTGCTTGATTTGTTCTAGCTTTAAAACCCGGTCAAGCACCTTGGTCTTGTCCGTTAGTGATGCCGTTGAATCATTCATCGTTTGCTTTAGCAGGTCATAAATAGCTTGCTCAAGCTCTGGATTAAGCCCCTTTTGTCTTTTGCTCATCTCTCCATTTTCCTGTTGTCACGCTTCTGACGCATCATAGTCATGCGGTTTCCAATCAACATACTGGAGCCGCGCTTGTCTGCTTGTTGCTTCGCAGTTTCTTTCATCTTTCGCAATTCCTCTACACCGGAATTCATTTTATCCATGTCGCTGCCGTTGTCGTAGTTCATCGCTTGCTCCCCCGTTTCATGCGAGATTTACCCGCTTTTGAATAAGCAATAGCCACCGCTTGTTTGACCGCCTTGCGAGTGTTGGCAGGGCGGCTAGTGCCAATCTTGCCTGATTCTTTGAAGCCACGCACCATTTCACTAATATTCTTGCTCATGGTCTTCTGGCTCTTACCTTTACTGAGGGGCATTTTGAGTCCTTTCTGGCGTTTCTGCGCCTAACTGTGTACCCACCGTTTGCCTTATCATTCTGGCAAGAACACCCTGCCGTTTGTCTGGTGGAGACTTCAAAACTTCTTTGAGCTTAACCGGGTCAGTCACGATGTCGCTGACAGCCGCACGGATATTGGCAGTGTATTGACGATAGCGGTCAATGGCAAATGCACCACCCATTGCACCAGCCGCAGCCGTTGTGCCGCCAACCTCTACCGGCAATCCAAATCTAGCAGACAGCGCAGCCAAGCCAGCCGTGTATAAGCCAGCAATAGCGCCGCCCTTCTTAACTTGTGACATCTCATTGTTGATTAAGCGAGTCAACTCTTGCGCTGATGATTCCGTGCCGGGAGTGCGTCCAATGTTTTGAGATGCACGACTAATCGCTGTTTGTATGCTGACAACATCGGCAATCGCATCGTCAACGAACCGAAGCTCATCTGGCGTGTACAGGCCGCTTGCTTGCATGGACGGCTTAATACGGTCACGATAGCTACGCTCAATACTTCCCGGCGGCAAGGTGCCAATCAAGTCACGGACGCTGGATTTAAATGCGGCAGCACCTTCCGGCGTTCTACCAAGCACTTTGGCGGCAGAAGCCACATCACGGGATGAGCCAGTACCCATCATCAGGTTTTTAAAGTTTTCTGCTTGCTGAGTCTGTGTGCCGCCCATCTCAAACATCTTGGCACGTTGCTCAGTCAACTTCTCCGTCTGCTTAGTAACGCGAGTGGTTTGTTCTTGTTTCCTAGCAAAGTCAGCAAAGTCTTTTTTTAGCTGCGGGAAGCGCGATAGCCATTCGCTATTGGTTCTCAGCCAGCTATTGATTTGCGCTGGCGTTTTATTTGCCAACTCTGTGCTGGCATAGTTACGCGCCAGCACCTCAACTCTGGTTTTGTCTCCACCCGCCAAAGCAATCAAGTTGTCGATATTTTCTGGCTTACTAAATATTTTCCCCGGCAAAGTTGATGCAAGAGTTGCAAGCTCTCCGCGCACAGCAGTGCTTGGGGCAGTCAAAGCTCGGCCTACCTCAGATTCAAACTGATTGATAGGCTCACTCATTGCTTTGTAATCTGCAATGTATTTGTCGAACTTTTTGCCGGTAAACTCCGACATGACGCTCTCAACCATTTCCTTTAGCTTCTTGGCATCTTTCTGACCAATAGCGTCATAACCTGTCTCTGGCAATCCAGAAGCGCGATCACCCAGTTGGCGACGAAGACGCTCTAATCTTTCAAAACCCACCTTTGTTTTCTTTGTCTCACCAGTCAGCGGGTCAAAGCTCACGCCGGTTAGTTCACGACGCACCTTGTCAAATTGCGCTTTTGTATCGCTAGTAAGCAATTCGCGCTTGGTTTGTGGGTCACGCGCAAACGCCTTGAGTTGCACCTCGGCATTCTTAAATGCCTGAGTATTCTCAACGCCTTGACCTGCCAACTCTTTGGTACGAGCCTCGTTTAGCATTGCCTCTTTATTGACATTCGTTGCAGTCTCACGATCAGCCTTTAGCTTTTCTAAGCGAGACATTGCAAGGCTACGCAAATCGCCGCCAACTTGCTCCATTGTGCGAGGCTGGCTAATAGCGGCTAACCGTTGTTCAGTGCCAGTTTGCAGTTGACGCGACAACTGTTCACCACGCTGCCTACCAGCAACCGATTCAATGTTTAGCAGTCTTGCAACTTCAGTCGCATCTAGTGGCTGATCGTATGGTTTGCCACGCAGACGTTCTTGCGCTTGACGTACTAATGCCAGCTTGGATTCAACGGTTTGTGGCAATGCAGCGACTTGTTCCGGTGTCATTTGACGAACAACACGTTCCGCAGCGCGTTCAGTACCACCGGGCGTGATAGGGCGAAACCCTCTTGCAGCAGAACGAAGACTAGAAGCCAAACCCTCAGTAGCTAAACCTGCGCCAGTTTCGACTAAGAATCTAGGAAAGGCTCCGGTATTTTCAGGCAGCATATTACTAGCGCCTTGCGCCGCAGAGCCACCCAAAAAGGCCAATGCACCTTGCCGAGTAAGTTCGCCACCAGTGCGGGGAATAAACATTTCTGCCGCACGGGACGCGTAAGGCGCAACCCTAGAGCCGCGAGATGCAAGTTGAGCCGCTTTGGACACGCCACCAAGCACGGGAATGGCACCCATAGCTTGCAAACCAGATTCAATTATTGATGGAGACTCAACCCTACCAAATCGTTCTGCCGCACTACGAGCAGCCGCAGATTCTTCAGGCGAAGGGCCGGGTATTTGCTCAACCAGACTACCGCCAAAGCGATCAGTCTGGCCTTCATCTACACTTTCACCACCAAAACGGTCTTTAGCCATAGTTACCTCGCTGCGGGTTTTCTACCGCGCTTACCAGTTTGAGTATCAATATATTCAGCATTGGGCGGCAAAGCATCGTACTCCGCCTTAGTGCTAATTTTTTTGGGTTGTGCAGCAGGTGCGGGCGTTTGATCTTGAGGCGCTTCATCTTCAGGCAAATCAAGGTAAGCACTTATTGTTTCATCGCTGACACCACGCGCACTTGCTTTGCGGCGCTCTCTTGCAATTCCATCATTAACAATTTTTTGTTGATTCTTAAAATACATATCAGCAACTTCTGGTGACGTTGCTGGAGTAATCGTAAATTTTAAAAAACTTGCTTGTTCATTATTTGTCAGTGTTGCACCAAACAATTTGTTTCTAACAACAGCAAGAAATGCGTCATAGTCTTTCCACCAAGCCACAGTTTCTCTCGTTACTTTTGGCGCTTTAGAACCTAACGAGGCCATAATGTCCCCTGTTGGCAATCCTTTTTCAACACCGCTAATAATTAAATTGGCAACCTCTGCATTAGGTGCAATACCAAAATATTGCGGCTTTCTTGTGGAATTAGCGCGATTCAATGCAATCCCTGCTTCCGCAGCGTTATCCATTTTTTTCTCAAGCGCCGCAGGTATTTGCTCAATCTTGCGCTTACCTGTGCCGCTTCCACCGCCACCCATCTTTCCGCCGCTTGGAGTCATCTTCAAGGCTTTCTTTTCCTCAAAGATTGTTCGTTGCTTCTCAAGTTCTATGTCAGCTTTATCGGAAGATTCAATCGCCTTATTAAATAAATCATAGGCTTTTTGATAATTTCCCTTGCGAAGCTGTGCGGAAATTAAACCATTGCCAGTTTGACTTTCAATTAACTTGGCTTCAACCATTGCTGCATTGCGATCTTTAGACAATAAATTCAACATGCGTTCAAAACGATCTTTGAGCATTTGATTATGGTCTTTTCGAGCGCGGTCAGCCTCATCAAACTTGAGCTTGGCAGAAGCAAACCGTTCTCTTTGTCCACGGTCTTCAGCATCCTGCATTTCACGGATTGCCATTAACTGTGATTTGCCTGATGCGCCACCAATCCCGCCAATAACTAAAGCAGACAACAAACGCATACCGGCGCTCTTTGCATAATCTGACGCTTTAATTTCGGGCGCTGCAAATTCCTCATAGGGCTTGATGCCAGCTTCCATTTCAGTAGTGGCTTGACGCGACTGCGTTGCCAAAGCGCCCTCTGCTTCGGCTTCTTTTTTGATTTGCCCTTGTTGAATGCCGAATTGAGTTCTTGCCGCATCTTCTTCGGCTTTAGCTGCTTCCTTAAAGGCTTCCGGTAGCTTTGTGCGGGAATAGTCAGCGCGTTCTTTTAATCCAGACTTCTCGCTAAGTCCTCGAATCAAAGATGGCGAAGTGCCTAGCGCATCATTCAATACTTGAGTTGCCATAATGACTCCTATGATTGCTGAGTAGTCGTAGTAGTAGCGGGCGCGTTTGTGCGCTGCGCTTGCTGTACCTCACGACCAACAATGCCCGCAAACAACTGGCCTAACTGCTGATCACGCTGCAATTCCATTTCTAGTGCGCGACGATCATACTGGTCAGCAATGTTGGCAAGACGTAACGCCTCTTGGAATCCTTCTTGACGAGCCAGACTGCGCGCACGGCGCTGCTGTGCTGCAAGAACGCCGGATGCTGCACTACCTGTTTGCAATCCGCGCTCACCTAAACCCTGACGCGCACGGGCTTGAGCGATCTCAAGGTCTTGCTCTTGCTCTGGAGTCAAACCAGCGCCAGTTGCACGGCCCATTGCCTCTGCTTGTGCAGCGCGGAATGGTTCAGCAGCACGACGGGTTTCCTCAATGTCACGCTTCATGGCGCGATTAGCGCGATTGAATAACAATGCTTGCGCCAATATGCCAGCGCCAGCCGTACCAGCACGGGTAAGGCGAGGATATTGATTCAATACATCTTCAAGTTCTTTTAATCCCCCTTCTGCTTGGTCAGCAAAGCCGCCATCACCCCCTCCGCGTCCAACATCAACATCCATTCTGTTTAAGGTAAAGTCCTCCAATGGACTAAGCTCTCCAAGCGATCTGTTTCCGTAAGGTGCAGTAAAGGGTTGATTGTTAAAATAAGTGTCTGCTGAACGGTTAAAAAGCGCTTGAGAATAAGGGTCTTCAGAAGTAAATCTATTGCCCGTTGCCGCATCATAGACACGGGGTATTGGAGATGATTGCATTAAATCATCTGGTCTATTTAAGGAGCCAGTGCGCGCTCCCGTCAACCTTTCATAAACACTTCGCCGCCTTTCTGGAATAGAAGGGTCTTGTTGAAAATTTCGATCTAATGGGAAATCTCTAATTGTTTGGACTTCTTGGCGAGCTTGGCGAGGTTGACTGTAATCCTGCTTAAAAATATCTTTCTTAGGGTCAAAATCTTGGTATGTATCAACTGGCGGCGGATTTCTCAAGCGATCAAACCTTAGCTCAGTAACAAAATCGCCTATATCTAACGGCTCAAAATTGTCATAGTCGCTATAAAACTCTGGCAAGCCAGTATCAGGATTCGATGTACCTGCACCACCCAAGTCAGCTAGCAACTCAGCTTCTTCTGGCGTAATGTGAGCTAACATCGTATCGCCATTGCGACCCATGCGACGCAGCATCTCAGCCATCTCTTTAGCGCCGCCCATGCCAGTACCACCCGCCATCATTTGAATAGTCTTCATTTAGATTCCCAATGCCTTTCTAAGACGTAAAGAACGGGTGTTCCACGCCTCACTTTGTACGCCTTCATCGCCACCAAAAATGGGTTCTTTATTACCAACAATCGCTGCCGTTGGGCTTGAGCCAACAGCCCGTGCGCTAATAGAACTTTGATACGGCGTACCACGACGGCTACCACCTGCGGTTCTTGCATCCAATGGTCGGAACTCACCAGTATCATCAGGAGGAACTAATGGCGTTTCTTCAACGTCAAAGTCCATTGAGTCTTCCAACAATGCCAACAGTTCTTCATCTGTCATTGCCTCAAGATCAGCCGGTTGTTCTGCCAATCCCTCTCCACCGCCGCCACCTTCACCAGCACCTTCACCACCTTCTCTTGGTGCGCCGCCTTCCTCGCCAGCCATCGCATCACCAAGCAGTTCGTTGCCAGTCATATCCTCAACGGGGCGAGTACCACCTGCCATCTCGCGCTCACCATCGCCAACCATTTCACCTTCACCTCTGCCACCCGCCGCAGTGCCACCTGTTTCTGGGCCAGTAGGGAGTGTTGGTGCGGTAGATTCTCCACCTGCGGGTGCGGTAGATTCTCTGCCGCCGGTCGCTGCTTTTGCAATATCAGTTACTCGACCTGTACGAACGTCAGGGCTAGGCGCTGTTGTGCCAGCAGGTTTTGTTGCAGCCGGTGCTGCTTCTCCACCGGGGCGAGTTTTAGAAACGCTAACTTCTAAACCGCCTGTCGATCCAGTCTGACCAGCAGAAACAAACTCATAATCAACCGTATCCGTTTGCGGATCATAAACAATGGTGTAACCTGTTTTTTCACCACTTGGCAATGTTGAGGTTACATCCTTGCGATAAGTAACAATGCCATCACGGTCTGTGTACTTAATAACAATATCGCCTTCCTCACCGGGGCGAGTAGCAAACTCAGGACGAGTGGCAATAGAAGTTGGCGCGGCAATTCCTGTTTCGCCCATCCCCGCCATTTGCTCGCCAACTTGAGAGCCAAAAGGAGCCGGGGCAGGTTTTGTTGCTGCCGTTTTTGTTGGCGTAGTTATATCGTCAAGCGCTCTTTGACCTTCACCAATAAGCGTACCAACGCCAGCACCTATAAGTTCACCGGCTATATCACCTGTTACAGCGCCACGCCCTAATGCCTCACCAACGTCTGCGGTATAGCCAGCAGCTTTGCCAGTTTGATCTGCGCCTAAACCAGCAGCGCCAGAACGTGCCAACGATGCGCCAGCAGAACCAGCAGCACCTAACAATGCTGCCTCACCAACATCAGCACCGACCGCCGCAGCACCCGCAGCAGAACCAACAGCGCCACCCACGGCATTTGCCAAAGCAACTTGTGCCGCTGAGCCTGTACCAATCGCGCTACCTGTTGCAGCAGCCACGGGGCGAGCAATAGTTGGGGCAATGTAAGCGCCTAATGCTGCCTTACCAATGTCTTCAAGATCACCGCCTTGAGATGCGCTAATAACAGCCGCAGTAATTGGTTGTGTTACCAATGAAATTGTTGCCGCAGAAGCGCCTACGGCAGCGCCAGCAGCAGCTATGGCATAGGGCGCGGCAATCGCTATAACAATAATCTCGGGGTTTTCGGCAACGTATTTGACGGTATCAACAATAACCTCACCGACCTTCTCAACGGCATCGCCAACTGCCTCAACCACATTGCCAATGGCATCGCCAACATCTTCAACAAACTCGACAACAGCGCTCATGCTTCACCTCCGCGAGATGGCCCCGTTTTTACAGTCGCCATAAACGAACCATCATCCATTTCTTCGAGTTCGTATCCCATTTCAGGATTAGGCGGGTTATTTGAGATGTAGCGGAAAACAGCAATAATTGCCGGATCGTTGAAAGTAGAAGCTACCGTATCAAAGCCCATTTTGTAAGCAGCCTTGATAAACTCAATACCGTTTTGCAAGAAGTTTGCAGCAGTGTCAGCATTCAAAGCGCGGAACCAACCGATTCTTGGTGCCGACTTGTGAAGAATAAAAAGCGTGTTGCCTTGACGGATGAATAAGGTATCATCCATTTTGAGTTCGGCATTGATCATCTGAATCGCTTTACTGCGATCAACGCCAGCGTCAGTGTTCATGGCTGCAATGGCAACAATGTCCTCTGCACTTAACTCTTGCTCTCGGCTGTCCACCATCTTCGCCATTTTTACCTCACGGGATCAAAGATCGCAGCGGTATAAACATTGCCCATACCTGCCGCGAGACTCATTATTAAACCATCGGGTACCTCACAATCCTGCGACAGAAAAACATCGTCCTTTTCCGTGCGGTTAGGAATAGCAGGTACAACACCATAAACTAGATTGTCAAGCAAAAGTAGCGTTTCAAGCAAGCCCGAAGCGCCCATTGTGTGACCTATTTTTGGTTTAAATGATGTTGCTATAAAGTTATTTAATGTCTTGTAAAGCGCCATTGCCTCTGACTCATTGTTTGACTCGGTGCCAGTGCCATGTGTTTTTACTATGGAAATATCGTCAGCATGGACATCGCCGTACAGCATGGCACCTTCAATGGCTTTAATGTAGCCTTGACCGTCTTCTCGCTGACCAATGGCATTCGTATGCTTTTCGGCGGCATGGTAGGCGCTGACCAGTCTAGCTTTAGGCTTTAGGTTGTAGAAGTTCACCTCGCCTTCAGATTGCAAGACGGCAAAAGCAGCGCCTTGCCCGACGTAAAACCCCCCATTTTTACGATCAAACGCACTGGGCAGCACGTTTCCGTCGCCTTCTTCCTTCAGTGTCAGGCTGGCTCCAGAATCGCCAAAGAACTCTAATACGGAGTTAGAGACGGCATCCTCAACGGTTAGGATAATAAAACGGGTATAGCCAAAGGCTTCCAGCATGATGCAGTCCATAAGCGTTTTTAAGCTGGACGCACAAGCGGTAGCGTCGGTAGCAATGTAATCTGGCTCACATATCTGGTTTGCTAGTCTGCCAGCCATTACTTGCGTTAAGGAAAAAGGCAAAAACTTGTAGATGTAGTGCAGTTGCGTATTCGTTTGATTGTCTTTTGGATTGATGCCAGCAAAGTGACTGTTGCCAGAAGCCAAGATAAATGCAGTTTTGCCCAGTGCCGGGTTTTGTCGCAACCACTCCAACGTGGCGGGTGCCAAGACCATGTTGGCAAGGTTATGCGGTGCGTATTTGTAGCCATGCTTGGTGCCTTGATAGCTTTCAGGAATGAAGTGCGTCCGTTGTGGATGCACAATGTCTTCCATCAAGGTCGTTTGAGTTGTAGATACAGTATGACCAAAGGTAAGAAACAGACTCATTTCATCACCTCAATGGCTTTTTCTATATCAATTTCACTAACTCTTGCGTGTTTTACTAGAAAATCTCGCATGTCGCCTACCGTTTCAGGCTTCATGTCTTTTCCTTCGGCCTCAGACACGGCAAAAGCATCGCAAAGATACATGCCCATAATCAAGCCATCCAGACTATCTATCTCAATGTTCTCAAACCGATCTTCCATGCTAGTAGCTGGAATTGCTGGTTTTCCATAAGGCTTGGCAGCAACCGCAGCCGCATTAAATAAACGGTAAAAATCCTCATCAGAAATCATGTCACCCCCAGTGTACGTGCTATCTGCTCATGAATTAACAAATGACTATTTACCCAATCGTAAAAGTCATCCTCTTGGTTGAAGTCCAAGTCTAGCAGATTAAAGGGGTCATTGAGATTAAGAATAGTGGCGTAGCGTTGGTGTTCTTGTTGATGGATGAGTAGCCAGTCATCCAAGTCTTGCGGGTCAGCATCAATAATTGGATACCGTGGCACATAAAACCCAGCGTCAGTCAACCTTTCCCAAAAGACTTGATGCTGTATGCCATTTTCAAAAAGAAAGTCACGGAGGCTATCTGGCTCCCCAAATATCGGGGTTGCCAGCGCATCCATATTCAGGCTCATCTGTCGGCCTTAGTCTCTAAGCGATCAAAAATTTTGCCCAACATGCCTTTGATGTCGTGGATGTCTTCCCGGTAATCCTCACGGTTGACGTACATCATCGGCATCTCCGCAATCCTGTCCTCTATCCGAATGATTGAGCGAGAAATACTGTTTAGTATCCACCCAAAAGCGGCTCCTGCGGCAGCAAAAAGAATGTTGATGAGGAATTGCGGTTCCACTTTTAGACTCCGTAGTAGGGGATTTTCTTGGTTGCTCCATTGATGCTGACCTCTATATAACCTTCAGGGGCCAACATCATACTCGGATCAAGCATTGCAGCTACGTTGCTTGAAGCAAGATTGGCATACAAATTTGACGTTACTGTCACATTAGCAAAGACACCACTGCCACCCGTAATAGCTACGGCATTGGCATTTTGTGTTGCCATTGTTCCAAGACCAGTAACATTAGCTGCGGGAATATTGGCAACAGTAATCGTTACATTGCCTGTTAGTGCGCCGCCACCCGTTGCCAAACCTGTTGTCAAAATATTGACCGTATTAGCTGCCGCACCCACATTTGCTGCATTTAATACAACAACACCTGTTTGACCATTAACGCTAACAACAAGGTCAGTGTTGTCTATCTTTTCCCAAACAGAGCCATTAAATACCGCCCAATCGTTAATTTGCCAATCAGTAACGCCATTAAGGTTAGTTGTACCGGCAAAAGACACAACATAATAATCACCTTTAAAACCGACACTGGAGACAAGGGTTGGCGTATTGGTCGAAGCATTCCATGTCCCCTTATAATTAAGAGCGCCAATAATGTTGGCAAACGAGGATGCGGTCTTTAACATAGCTTAGTCCTCATAACCCATCTCCCGGACTAATGTAAACCTGTGCGCTGCCACTGGCTGTAATGCCAGTAAAGTAAGCATTTGGCACAAACGTCAGGATTTCATCCGTACCGGGCAGTAACGGTATTGACGCACCAGTTGTTGTAACTACTGTCGTATTGTTGGATGCGTCAGAAGCCGTTGCACCATAGCCCAAAAACACGGTGACAGAGCCAGCGTTGATGATCCGGTACTGATTGCCACCCAAGGTCGTAGAAACAGCCTGTACGGGCGTAGGCGCTGCGACATTGGCAGTAAAGGCAACCGTATTACCTAGCTTCGTAAAGGCTTGTGTTCCCATGTCTTACTCCTAATTACCAAGGCAGACCGGATGCTGTCTTCGGCGCTTTCAATACAGCAATCTGACCAGCAAGATTGGCTTCCATCTCAGCCGTATCCAGTTGCTCCTTGACCCAAGCAATAACTTGCGCCTCGGTCAGCTCATCAAATGGCGTAAAGCTATCGCCACGGGTAAAGCCGACAGAGCCGTAAGCACCGGCAGTGTGTTCGCCATCTACGGCAGACACGCGCCAGTGTGCGGTGACTACGAGGTTGTCAGATGTTTGACGATCCATGTTGTCAATAGACCAAGTTATGTTCATAGTTAATTTCCTTCCCACCAACGGGTAATGTATTGAGGATCAAGATACTGCTCTTCGGTTTGCGCTTGTTGAACCATTAAAGGTCGCACATCTTCTTCATTGTCCAACACGATTGCGTCAATGTGTGTGTAGCCGTTTACTACCGCAAATTGAATTCTGCCGCCAGAAGCCGTGAACCGATACTTATCACCATCAGCCAGCACGATAATCGGATTCTTTAACCCTTGCGAGGCGATGCTGGTTGCGACCTGAAGATGCCGTGGAAATACAGCCCAGTTGTTTGCAACATCAACCACCGACTGTTTTTCATCAGTCATAATGTCAGCCAACGCAATAGTCTGCTTGGTATAACCAAAATCGTTTTCAGCGGTCAGCGCTTTCATTTTGCCTCCAGTACGGCAATACGAGCCTGAAGGGCTTCAATCTTAGCAATCGCCTCTTGAAGTGCCGCAGTCAGGATTGGCGTCAGTTTGCCGTAGTCCACACCCTGCATTTCTTCACCATCTTTTTCTCCCGATACTGCGTCAGGTACGACTGCTTGGAGTTCATGGGCAATGAAGCCTTCGCCGTTGCTGTCGTCAGCGTTCCACTTATATGTGCAGGGTTTGAGTAGTGCGACCCTTGCCAATGCGCCGGTTATTGGGGCGATGTCGTGCTTTAGGCGGTAGTCAGAAGATGTTACGTATGAAGTGGCAGACAGAGTTGTTTGAACAGACCCAACAAGTGATGCGTTACGGTAAAACAAAATTGAGTAGTCAGTAGCAGCACTTGATCGGCTATTGCTAACCGTCATTGGATTTGCTGTTGTTGTATCTGCCTCAACAACAAATTTTGCGCTACCAAGACCAGTTGTACGGTTCACCAACACGTTACCGCTGGAGTCGATACGCATCCTCTCAGTCGGTGTAGCAGAACCATCAGCAGATGTGCTGAATACCAAGCGACCGGGCATGTCGGCAGAAGCACCGGGAGTACCGTCTACAAGTCCTTGGATAGAAGCGGCATCGCTATATCCAGTTCCGTTTGCGCCAGAGAAAACAATAGCGCCCAATGCGTCACCAGATGCAACGATTGTGTTTGTTCCAAGCGTTGCGCTCTTAGAACGGCCAAAGTAAAAAGCTGGATTGCTCGCCGCACTAGAGCTATAACGTACAAGACTTGCAAAAGCGTCTGATGTACCTTCGACTTGCAGCTTCCCGCCAAATGCGCTATTAGTTGAGGTCAACCCCACCAGCAACCGCCCGGAGGAGTCGATACGGGCGCGTTCAATAACATTGCCGCCACCTCTTGTTCCAAAAGCTAACGCACCATTGCTAGCCGAGGTGTAAACAGTGCTTATGGCCGCCGCTGCGTCAGTGCTAGTTCCGTTTACGCCCATATATAAAGTGGTCGCCGTACTGTCTGTGACCGACGAGTTATATAAAAACGCGGTGATGCCCGCCGCAGACATATCGGAAGAACTATAAGCAACTGCGCTGGAAAACTGAACATGAAGCGGATAACTTGGCGAACTCGTACCAATCCCCACGCTTCCTGCGGCATCAACTACAAACGGCGAACTGTCTGGGTTTGAACTATCCTCAACTAGCAGCGCATTGCCACTTCCTACCTGCGTGATACGGAGTGCGTTGCCACTGGTATTAACTGAGATGACCGCTGAGTTAGAAGCCGTCACATCTGTCGTATTTGCCGTCGTAATCGTTGCTACATTGGCAGTTACCGCCGCATTGGTCAGCGTTGCATTGCCATTAACCGTCAGATTGGTAATCGTGACATTCGATAGCGTTTCAACATCAACCGATACATTGTCTAATACAACATTAGCAATCTTGCCGCCAGTCACTTGAACATTAGCCAGCGTAAATGCGCCATTGCCAATGCTGTTGACTGCCACCGCCACCGTTGAAAAGTTGTTATCAAGCTGAGATAGCGGAATCGTTGCAGTAGCGTTTGCAAACGTATTGGGTATCGTAATAGGTAATGGCATTTAGAACCTCGCTCTCAATTCATGCTCAAACTCAAAACCGTTAATCGTAAATGGCGTTACGCTGCCCTCCAACGTAATGCCTAAATATTTACCAAACATCTTGGCATCTCTCTTGTACAGGTAATAACCACTGCCAGCACTGTTTGCCGCCGCCCATCCAATAGTCAAACTGACATTGTTGCTCCAAGAAATCGGAGCGCCTAAGTTATTTAACCAAATAATTGCATTGGAGAACTCAATGGCTGGCGATTGTTGCGACTCTGAATCGACATACGCATCAAAGATAATCGGCTCAGACCCTAGCGTTGCTTCAATGCCAATCTTCAATGCTTGCTTGTCACGGATAGGATCACCCATTGGCAACAAAGCAGTTTGCAAAATCATGTCAACCGGATTTAACGCATCTTCATAGAACTGATACAAGTTTTTACCGCTGGTGCCATACAGATTGATAAAGCCATCTTTAAATGCTGGAACAACATAGTAGCAATCAGCCAACTGATTCGTAAAGAACCACTTGCGCTCAAAGAATGCCGCTTGCAACCAACGCTCTGTGCCACCGTCATTAAATTTAAAGTTAAAGACAGCGCAAAGAATGTTATTGATTAGGCACTGACCACCACTAATTTCCAAGTCAAAATTAACCCGTGGGAAAATACCATCTAACGGGTCACTAATTTTAGTGGTTGTTGCACCTACCAGCGCGTACACACCGTATTCGTTCATAAATAATACTGAACGGAAATATGGAAAGATCGCGTGCTTTAACGATGAACCAACGGATGCCGATACGTTTGTGTTGGTAAACAGTGATGTGCCAGTAGTTGAGTCAATCCGCACATCCGAAAAAACATTGATACTGTCTTCGCCAAACACATACAAGAAGTTGTTGGCAGACAAAATACGGGTAATTACCGTTCTTAACGTAGCATCACTTAAAGTAATAAAGCCAGCCGTTAAATTGATAAAATCGTTATAAGTGTCTGCTGCCGTGTAGTACACCGTCCGGTCTTGGGCAATCCAAGTGCGGCCTGAAAAAGTGGCAATATCTGATCCGCTTTGATTCAGAATTGTGCAAGTCACATTGGCGTTGGTTCCCGCACCGGCAATGGTGACTGTGGGTGGTGAGGTATAACCTGTGCCGGGTTCCGTTACAATCACTTCAGATACGGCATTGGCAACAACTGTAACTGTGCCTGTTGCCTGTACGCCATTAGCCTCATTAGGCGCACCAAAAGTTACCGTCGTATTTGATGTTAAGTAACCGCTGCCAGCATTATTGATCGTAATGGTATTGATACTGCCAATAGACAACAGATTTACGCCATCCCAAGTCTTATAGCCTTTGACTGGATCAATAATCAGGGCGCGTTCATTGCGCCACTGGGTAATCATTACATCGGAATTAGAAAACGTATTGGCTCCAGCTATGTTGCCTTGAGCGCCAGTGGTAATGTTGACGTATTGTGCAGAGCCATTATCTTGAAAGCCAAGCACATACTCGTTGTTGTTAATGTTGACCGAACCCATAAAGCTGACATTGGCAGCAAATGCAACATTGGCAAGTTGTTGATTGCCGGGAACGATCTTTAGATTGCCAAAGCCAACGGGCTGGATGTTTTCTAGCCAGCTAAACTCACCATTATCAATGACTGTGCGGTTGTTTTTGGTATTCAACCCTTTGAAGTCTTTGACTACGGCATATTGTTTCTTTTGCTCTGCCGCAGCCATATCAATACCCCGCTACGTAAGGTGTTGTCAGTCTGCGTGTAAAGGTAGTATTCAGAGCCTCCATCACATGCTTGCTGTATTCTTGTTTGAATATCTCAGCCTCGCCGTAGGATTGCTCTTGATATTTTGCTATGTAGGCAGCATAAAACGGCACTGCCTCAGTAAATGGGTTGGGTAATACCTCAACGTCAGCACCATTGGTCATTGGATCAACCAAAACCACGGTATCAAACTCCATTTGATATGCTTGGTCTGGTTTTGGGCCAATAAAAATCTTCTTCGGCCCATACATGGAAAACGCTACCGGGCGACCAGTAAAGTTTTGCCAGTATCGCAACTGTGCGTTGAAGTTTGTCCAAGGAAAATAGCTCAAAGGAATGCGTGAGTCACCCCAATACAGAATGACGTTTAGCACATCAACGGTATTGTTTCCTTCAGGCAGGTCAGAAAAGTCGATTGTCTCGACGTTATAGGGTGCGGTATGGTTTTGCAAAACGCGGTTGCACCCAGTGTCTCTGACAAGGGTGTTTCGCCCATCGTTTATGTAATCCGTTAGCTCTGCATCTGTCCAGAAGTTCGCATTAACGTCATGCAATAAACGTCGGGTCTGCGTAATGTACCCAGACAACGTATCTGCCATGATTAACCATTAAGATTTGCAACTTTCGCCGCACCCTTTGCTTTAGGCATTGGGGCGGCTACTCGCTCCACCACTGGGGCTGACAAGTGGACTGTCTTAGCTGGCTCTTGTTTGGGTAAAGATGATTCCTTAGAAAAGGAAAATGTACCCAGTCTTTCCATTGCCATGTTGAACTGGTTACTCATCTTCATCCAACCAAGCCGAACTAAATAAGGCTCTTTATTGTCATCGCCATAACCAAAGATATGCTTTGCTGCAATCTCAGGAATCTCTACCTCTTTCCCCGGCTCGAAGTTATACATAATGCCATCAAGACCGTCGGAAAAAGGATCAGAACCATTGTTGCGAACAAAGATCGTAGTCATAGCGAGACAATATCTCCATAAAGGGCAACGTCGCAAGTGACTGCGGCATTGACCGAACAATTAACATAAAGCACGCGGGCAGTTTGAACGTCAGTGTTTGCTGCTGATGCAAGCGTCAGATCATCAAACTTGGTTGTGCCAGTTGCAGCACTCAAAGCCTGATCCGCAGCAATGGTAGTGCCTCCACCGCTTGCGGCGGTGAAGACACCCACATTAGCACCACTTGCATTACCACTGAAGTTGGACAGAACTATCCGACGCACAATGTACTTCGTTGCGGCTTGAGCAACCAGCGTAGTAATGTCGCCTGTGGCATTCAGACTAACCGCTGTCTGAACGGCAAGACGAACATTACCAAAAGCATCTGGGTACTCATGACCGACTGCATTTGCGTCCATAGTCTTTCCCCCTTATGCGTAGGTTTCGCCAGCAGCCTGACCGCCGTTGATCTCAAGTAGCGTCACCGTTGCAGTGCCAGCAGAATCTTTGGCATACACGTTGATACCATCCGAGAACACCACGCCACCTGTGTTTGCAGCCATAACAGTTGCGTTAGACGAACCGTTATAAGCCAGCACAGAGACGTTTGCCGACGGGAACATAACAAACAGGCCAGCCGGAATTACCGTACCGTTGCCAGTGTTGACAGCACTAATGGTAACAGTCTGGAAGTAGGCACCCGGAGTGTTGCTCTGAGCGCCAGCCAGCAGGATTTTATTGGTAGCTAAAGACATGATTCCTCCTTACAGGCTCAAAGAGTTGTAGCCCGTAATCTTCGTCATGGCTTTCGGCTTGGTGTTTACCAGTTCTGCAATCATCAGAACTGCACCAACGTAGCCAATCTGGAAGTTCGGAAGGGTGGACTCAAAGCCGGTGAAAGCGAACGACGCTTGCTCATGGATATAGAGCGAGAGATAGTTCGTGTTCAGCAGGTAGAGTGTACCTTCTGGGCAATACGGGTCGGGATAAATAGGCACACCGGCGACCATCAGGGCGCGGAAAGCGGCTTGTGGGCCGTTTGCATCGCCATCAAAGCCAGAGCCGGGAGTAATCATGTAGCTCTCTTGGCCTACATAATCTTGTGCCAGCAGCGTCCAAGTACCAAAACCGCACACACCGAAGGTTGGCACTTCTGCGCCATTCTTCACCGTGCCGGAAATGTATTGCAGGACGTTCTGACGGGTCGGGTTGACCGAGCCAGCGGCGTACTGCTTGGACTTCCACCAAGTGTTTGAGCTACGGTTGATGTTACCGTAAGTCGCTGTACCAGTACCATCATCGACTGCGGCTGGCAGACCGATGAATTGCTGGTTGTTGCTGGTGTTGTTGTACAGCGCAGTTGCCATCGAATCCATCATGACGTTGGTCGCATCGTTCATGCGAGCCTCAATCAGAGGAATGATTGCATAGTCTTGCTGCACTGCACCTTCCATACCGAGGAACGGTACGGGAGAAACCAGCAGTTTCAGGTTAAATTCAGCTTGGTAAGCACCTTGCTGAACGGAAGGCTGCGCGAACGAACCGGAATAGTCCGACCACTGAGCATTCACGAACTGAGAACCCTGAACAGGCACCGACACAGAAGACACACCGCCAGAAGCAGTTTGACTGTTTGCGATCAGCGCCGCCATGAGGGGCGTAGAGTTGTAGATTTGTACGACCAACTTCGGGATAAATGCCCGACGAGTGACGTAGGTCAACTCGTTGTACTGATTAGTACCCGAAGCCGGAAGAATGCCGCCACCAATAGGCATAATTTACCTCCGAAGTTTAAAAATAGCCCCTTACAAACCGATTGGCTTTGGATTCTTGCGAAGTTCAGCCAAAGCTAAGTGTGCGTTTTCACGCGCAGCACCTACCGGATTTTTCATATAGCCCTTGATGTCCATGCGAGACATCACTGGCTGTGGATAACCGGGTGTTGGCACGGCTGACTGCTTCATGTGCCGCCAGTAATCCGCAGCGGTTTCATGATTAGCAATGCCTTTTTCGGTCATCAATTTTTCAATTTCAAGGATTTCATCATCAGACTGAGCCAACCCTTGCTCTTTCAAACGACTGCGACGCTTGTTTAGTTCCTCGCGTATTTCACGGGCGCGAAGTTGTTTCTCAAGGTCTTCCACACGCTTTTCTGCCGCCGAAGCACGTTCGTTGACAATCGCTTCCATCTCTAGTTCCGGCACAGAAAGGTCAGGCGTGACTTCTTGTGCTAAACCAAGAAACCGTTTGCGTGTTTTTGGATTAGAGTTTAAACGCTCAGAAAGCGCAGCAAGCTCTGCAATCGCTTCGGGAGAATAGTTTTCCAGACTCATGATTAGCCCCTTGTCTTATTAGTAAATCTTTTTGGTGTCGCCCGGCTTGCTCATGGTCATGGCGTTACGCTTACCAGTTTTGCTGGCATTCGAGAGGCCACCCATTTCCGAGAAGCGTGGGGTGTTATAGATTTGACCATTCATTTGCGAATTATCGGTAGGACGGCGAACCGACATTGCGCCTTTGGGTTTAAAAAGTTCCATGATTACTCCTTACATTGGCAAAGGTGGTGCGGTTGTTCCCGCGATAGGCGCTGACATTGCTTCTCTTTGCCCCGGCGTAGCGCCACCGGCTTGAGGCAAAGATTGAATCATCTGGATAATTTCGGAAGGCATCAGGCGGCGTGTATCGGCCTCGCGCTCACCAAAACGACGAGTGATTTCAGCAATGACCTTCTCAATAGTTTTGGTTTCTGACGAATCCATAGGGAATGCGCCCATTGCCTGTTGCAGCATATCGAGCGCCATCATCACATTTAAGCGGGCAGATTCTTCTTCGCCACGCTTAGGTTCCGGCGTACTCATAGGGCTTGCCATAGGCGCAGTTGTCTCCTCCTGCTCAAAAGCCGGGGGCGTTGCTGGTTCGCTACCAACACCTTGATCTGCCTTCAACAGGCTCATCATGTCTTCTGTTTTTACGGCCATTTAGCACTCCTATGCTGCGCGAACGATAGATATAAAATAGCTATCGCGTCAACTAAAAAAAGGGGCAAAATATGCCCTTTATAGTTTTACTATCTTCCAGTTGTACGAGTGGGCTGATTTCTTGTTGCCCCTCGGAAAGCATTTCTATTGAAGCTCATGGATGGTGGTTGGCGTGTCGATTGAATGTCGCGTTGCGTCATTCTTGGTTGATCACCTGATTTCACCATTGACTGCGAGTTCATTGCGCCAGAGTTTTGTTCCATTACACTGCCCTCAACTGTGGTTGTTCGGCCTCTCCAGCGGCAGGTTCGGCGGCTGGTTGTTGCGTTTGTTGCGGTTGCGCTGCTTGTTGCGCCGCAGCGTTGGCTTCCATGACTTTGACTTCTTCAATCAAACGATCCTTCATGGGTGGCTCAACCATCTCAAGCAAGCTAGAACGGCTGATTGCGCCAGCATTGTACAGGCTAAAGGCCAAGTCTCTTGCGTCTTCCATGAAGATTGGGCTGTTGGAATGAGCATCGACCTTGACCACAAAGTCGCTGGTGAACTGGGCGGCAATAAACTCATTGCCATCGGTATCACGGTAGCGGGTATCGTCATAAGCCATCATCATCTTGAGATACTGCGTTGCAATCTTCTCAAGACTGTCCTCAATAGTCAGCGCACGTTTTTTGGCGCGGGAAGAACCAAGGCGGGCAAGCTGCGACGCATGGCCTTGACTTCTAACGCCGGTTTCTCCGCGACCTGAGAGAACGCTGGTAATGCCAGAGGCTTCAGCAAACATGGCATCAATCTCGGC